CAAACGCTTCTTCAGGTGCTTCTTCACCTTCTTCGTCATCGCCTTCGCCTTCTTCGTCACCCATCATTTTTTCAAATTCTGCTTTTAGGTCATCAAGTGCATCTTCTAGATCAACAACACGGTCTTCAAGCTCTTCTTCGCCTTCTTCACCTTCTTCGTCGTCGTCACCTTTTTCAATGTCACCTAACATGTCGTCTACTGGATCTCCGCCCATTTCAGGCTCACCTTCGACTTCAAATTCGTCTAGATCAAAGTTTTCGTCTACTTCTTCGTCACTTGACTCATCAACTTCTTCATCACTTGACTCATCTACTTCTTCGTCAGTAGCTTCATCAACTTCTTCGTCAGTTGTTTCTTCGACTTCTTTGTCTTCTTCTTCAATTTCAATATCTGATTCAATTAGATTTGCATAGATGTCTCTTGACTTCTCTACAACAATTTCGTGGAATAGTTCTTCTGCACCGGCTTTGTCTTCATTAACAAGACGCTCGAGCATTTCTTCGAACTTATTTTTATCTGCCATTTTGTTTCTCCTATAAAAGTTTTACCTATGGTAAGGCTGTCATTTGTATTTACTATTTATAAGGAAAACTACGTAGATATAGGCGTTTTTTGCGCCTTTTTGGCTAGATGCTAGGAAAGATTGAATATTTCCTTAAAATCATCTACTAAAATGTGCTTCAAATTGTCAAAAGTATTTAGTTCTTCAGGTATATAGTTATCAGGTAATATTATTCTATTAAACTCAATATGTGGGTTTTCACGTAGTACAGCAATGGTTTGTCGCATCCAATTACCAAAAAAAGTTGCGCCATCTGTTGATTTTTTGTAGTTGCGTGTATTTGCAAAGATATTGTTTCATCTTTTAC